AAGAGTTCGGTTTCCATATCGCTCTACTTCTTGTTCGTAGATCTCAGGAAGATATTGTGCTGCGAAATCTGAAAAATCATCGCCAGCTTTATCTGTAAATTGCAGATAATTTGTAGACAGAACCTGTTGTTTCTGACTAGGTTTAATTGACCCAAACGAGGGTACTACATTTGCCATTTTTTAAATTTTAATTGTTAAATTTTTTTGTTCTAATTTTTAATTTTGAAGAATCTAAACCGCTAATAGCTTTTACTTTTAAACCATTAACAAATACATCACCAGGGGCAGTTTGCCTTGGCTCAGTGGTAATATTTTTGGTTTTAGCAACTTGTTCTTTAATGGCGTCGGCACGGCCTTGCTCGTAGAAATGGGTTGCCATAGTATCGGCATTTCGCGCAGCGTAAATTGCTTTATGATAACCAGCAGGATCTTTCATTTGACCGTTTTTGTCTAGGAACGTCCCAACAAAGTCTGTAAGATCTTTTTGGCTTTCTGCTATTGAATTAGGGTCTTTAATACCATATCTTACTTTTTTATTTCCTAATTTAAAATCAAAACCTTTGAAATCATCAGAAAAATAATTTTTAGTAGTATTTATAAACCCTTCTCGAACAGCATCATTACGCTTTTGTTCTTCAGTATATCGGTTGAAAAAATCCATTGCTTTTTGTTGCTCTTGAGTAACACCAGGACGTAATTTAATTTCCTCGTAATACTTGCTTTTTGTTTGCTCTAAAAAGTTTTTGGCTTTTGCAACTTCTTCTTTATACGCAATTTTTTTCTTACGTATATCTTTTGCCTCATCAATTTCTTCGTCCCATATAAAATCTTCTAATAAAAGATTTACATCTTCGGCATCTAAGTGAGGTTTGTTTTGTTTATAATATTCTCTCAATAGTGTATCACTATCTACATTTGAGTAATCGGCATTAAGCCTAGCATAGTCTTGCACATTTCCTCCGGTTTCTTCCATAAACTTTATAAGTTTATTTACTCCCTCAGGTAATTCTTGTGCTTTTGTTTCCTGTAATACTTCTTTTTGTTTCGATGCGGTAGCGGTAGCTTCATCGCTTCCAGCCACTCCTGCCTCTTCAGAATTATCTTCTTCATCCTCAATAATTTGTATTGGAGATTCTTCTGTTACTTTTTCTTCAGTTTTTTCGGCAGAGGTTTGTTCTTCGGTGTTTCCTTTTCCCACCTCTTTGCCATCTCCGGATGATTCATGTACATCCACTTCCTTTGTGCTTGGCTCCTGAACGGCATCTTTTGTTTCTTCTTTTTTAGGTTCTACAGGTGGTTTTGAAAGGTCTACTTTAATAACCTCTTCATTTCCAATTAATTTTTTTGGAGTTCTTTTTTTAATTTTAAATTCTCCTTCTTGTTTTACTTCTGTTGACATAATATAATAATATAAAATTAGTTAATAAACTTTATCTCGGCTCAAATTGTTCTAAGCCAAATCCACTTAAATTATCATTACCCGATGATTCAAAATCTTTAGGTAATAAATCATTTTTTCTTTGATCGATAAGTTCAGATTGCTGTGTACCTTGTATTCTTACGCGTTTATCTTTTCTATCTTCTATTTCTTGTTCTTTTTCTGTTGTTGCAGATGCTTGCGCTTGAGCTAATTGTATATTATAATTAAACTCTTCTGCCATTAATTGTTTTTTAATTAATGCCTCTTGCTCCATTCTAGCAATTTCAAAATCTGATTTAGCTTTTTCAATTTGTACTTTTGTTTCAGCTAACGCTTGTTGTTTTTGCACTTCCGCTAAAGCCGCTGCCTCAGAAGCCTGCGCATTAGCTTGCGCCTGTGCTTGTATATTAGCTTGAGCTATTTGTTGATCTTTTTCTTGTTTTTGTTTTCTTTTAATTTTAAGAAGTTGATTAGCTAACTTTAAATTTGAAATTTCCCTTAAATCAATAGCGTCTTCTAAATCAATTCCGCCTGCTTGCAATGAAACTTGTATATTTTGTTCTAATTGAGATTTTTCCTCAATATCAGGTTCCAACTCTAAAAATATACCAAAATCATGAATACATATTTTTTCGATTTCTTTTAAAGTATTTACGTTCATAGTATTTATACTGTTTAAAAGAGCTTCTTTTGTTAATGGAAATTCTAAAGAATCATTTATTCTTAAACTAATATTTTCAGCAGTCTTAATAGTTATATACATTAAAGCTTTTAATATATGCCTTGTGGCTACATTCGAATTAGCCGCAGCCATTTTTTGTAAACCAACTAACGCATTTTTATCAGGAGTGCTTCCATCAACAGCCTCATTTAAACCAGTAACGTCTCTAATCATCTGCAAATAATATTGATAAGTTTGTATTAAAGCAGAAATTTTACTCATACCATTAGAAGACTGCAACTCTTGAATTGGAACTTTGCCTCTATTTAAATCACCGTCTTGGGTTAAAGATCTTCCAACAATACTACCCGTTTGGAAATACATGTTTAACGCTTCAGCTGGATTATAATTTGTGCCATTACCTAAATCAACTTCAGCAAGACCATCCATATCTAAATAAACCCCATCCGGGACAACTCTTGATAATACCTGCTGTAATTTTAAATGAGTTAGTTGAATCATGTCAGCAAAGCTTGTAATTCTACTTACGATAGAATCTATACGCCCTTTGTACATTCTAGGTGCGCATATAGAGTAATTCATGTTTACTTTAGTAACATCAGAATTAGGCCGAGTCATATTTTCTGCCATTTTCCAATCTATAATTTTACTCATACCCATAACTTTTGCCCCTGTATATAATACCTCTATACTTCTAGATACTTTACTAAAGTTATCATTTTCTGGTGGATCAAAAGTGTCGTCTTTTTCTAATATTTTTTCTAGCCCCTGATCAGTATTTTTTAATTTAAACACTTGATTTGTATACGTTTTATATTCAAAAAATAATATTGAAACTAAGTTATCATCATTTTGCCCTCCATAATTTCTTACATAATTACTGTAGTTGGTAGGCCCTTTGTATTTTTGTATTTCTTCTAAATCTTCATTAGTTAAATGTGGGTACAATCTTTTTACTTCCGAAAGACTTAAATTTTTTACTTCACCTACATAGTATATATCCTCAAAATTAGGATCTTCCGTATAAGAATAAACTACTGAAGCAGGGTCTACATAATCAACAGTTACGCCTTCTGATAAATTAAAATTTGTTTTTGATATGCCTATACCTAAAACTGCCAGATCATAAGCTATTCTTCTTTTTATGTCGGGATATTTATTAAAAGCAAAAACATTTTCAATAACTTCTTCTTCAGCAATTTCTACAGATTGCTTATAAGTAAGTTGCATGGTAATTTCTAATTCTTCCTGACTTTTAGGTAATTTTTTTGGATCATTAGTATTATACAAATTAGCTCCAGTGGTGTTTTTTATATTTTCAGTAAATTTTTCTGAATACATATCCTCCATAATACCAGCGGCATAATCAGTTCTTTCTTTAAGGGCAAATGGGTCAGTAGCAAATGATTTTATTTCATAACCTTTATCAGTCATGCCATTAACTACAATGTCTACAAACTTAGGTATTACTGGTACAATTTTCCAATCTAAATTTAAATAAGATAAATCACCATTAATAGATAATTCATCTTTATATTTTTGTATTGGCTGCTCGCCTCTAGCATATAGTCTTAATCTATGATAATTCTGAAAGTTCTGTAAATACCTTTCGCCTCCAATATCTTGCCGAAACCACTCATTTTCTATAGCTTGAGCAACTTGTAGCCCATAGTCATAACTATTCTTTACTGAATCAGGTACTACCTGATCTGGGAATGAACTGTTATAATTAGTATTAATCATTTATCTAAATTATTTTTGATGTAGAACCATCGTTATTATATCTTTTTATTCCTAAGTTCATTGGTTTAAAAACTTTTTTAGCTACTGGAGCATATTTATTTTTATTACAAGCCATTATAGCGAGCCCAGAACTTATAGAAGCATCGTGCTTTGTTCTGTTATTAAGATTAAATTTTGACCAATCGTTTAATGTTCTTGTAAAATATAAGTCTCCGTGAGTTTCTCCGTTAAACCCTACATGAGAATCAATATAAGATTCTATAGCAGCTGCATGAGCCTGCTTCATATCTTCACTTGAGTTGGGCACTCCTCCTATTTCTCTTTCTGTTATTGATAATTTATTATAAACTTTATCAGGTCTATTCATAGAATATCCTCTATAGCCTCTTCTTTTTAAATAATATAATAATCGTGGTTTATTATTTTCTGCTAATAAAGGCATTCCGTAAAATACTAATGCCATTAATACATCTTCAAAAAATATTTCAGCATTATCAGGTCTTGATATATATTCTAAAAAGAAATGATTAGGCGGAATGTCTTCCATAGTAAATTTTGTAAGCCCGTGTAACGATCCTTTAGATCCTCTCCCATCTACTGTTCCTGATATATCGTAGCTGTCACATCCAAAAGCTCCGCAATGCTCATTAGCAGGGTATCTCATATTGCCTTTAGATATAGATCTATTTTGCATACTTTGTGAAGGCACCCATGAAATAAAAAATCTTCCATTATTGTTAGGTTGAAATTCAACTAATGAATCTTTAATCCCTCCTTGCCATTGAAAATTCCCTTGCGTTATAAGGCCGCTATATTTTATTTCTTCAATATAATCTATCTGCTCGTATATTTTAGTTAGATTAAATAAAGATTGCTTTGTTTCATCTCTAAAAGCGTGTTGAGTAGTCCGCGGAAATTGTCTGTAGAACTCGTTTAAAGCATCTTGATCTTTTTTTAAACCGTCAACTTCATTAATCCAATAATCAACTACGCCTGTTTCTATCCAACTTCCATCAATACTTTTTACTGGTTTTTCTGGAGTGTCGAATACAGGTAATCCAAACATATCAATGAATCCTTCGTAATTCCATTCCATAGGTATGAACAAAGAATATAATCCTGAGCTAGTCTGTCCATTGCGGTTTCGCTTCGTAACGTTTGATCCTTCATATAATTTTTTAAAGTTTTCGCCTCCTTTATCTAAAGCGTTTGATGTAGAGCCCATCATGCATTTACCAACTACTCTACTCCCAAGCCTCAATGTTGTTTTAGTGACCCTCCAATTATTAATTATATTGTCCGGTCTTTCCCATTTGCCAGATTCATCGTGCACTAAAAGCTTTAATTTTTCCCCATCATATGAGTTATCGCCTGTATTTTTCCAGTCGATTGTAGTGTCAAGCCCATCAATGTCCGCTAATTGTTCACCTACTTCTATCTTGCGCCGAGTTAGTTTAGAGGCGGGCACTCGGTAAGCAAGCTCTGTTTTGGGGCGATCCATACCGTCTTGAACGGGCTTGAAGAAGAAAGGGTAATTGGTTGATATGGGAACGACTTTATCGGTAAACATTTTTTTGGCATCAGCCCCAGTTTTTGATAAAATCCCAAATCTTGCGTCGCTTGATATTGTAGCTTGGTTAACAGTTTCGTTCGATGCCATGAAGCTAAACCCAGACCGTCTGTTTTTGAGATAGCATATTCCGTAACATCTACTATCTGCCTTGCAGGCTTCCCAAAAAATGTAGAATAACCTATTGGACTCTCTAAATTCAGCGGCCCCAACGTCAATTTTAGTCCATTGCAAGTACATGTAATGAGTACCAGTAATGTAAGTTTCATTGCCGTTATTATAAAACGCAAACCCCTCTTCTCTATATTTAAATTCATTTTCTATATAATCGTACCATTGTTCTTTAAAATTGTCTGGATAATTATTCCAGTCAAAAACACTTTTAATTTTTTTTAATTGCTTAGGGTAATCAAATTTCTGCCAATATTGTTCAGCTTTTTTATTTGATCTTTTAAAGCATTTATGTATTAATGGTAGACCTATTTTTAAGCCTTGGATATCATATACTTCGCCGAGCTCGCCTGTTTTACTTATAATTATTAAATCGTGCTCTTTGTTATACCCGTATCCCCAACTCTTTTGTTTATTTTTTTTCTTTAATATATTAGGCTTTACATAATCAGGTATAACTGAATATAGTGTTTGCTTATACATTATTTTGATCTTGTTTCAGCAAAACCTCCAAAAGTTTTTTGATTAGTATTTTTATCTTCTAATAACTTTTCTTCAGTTTCTATTCTTGAAAGTATTTCAAATGCATCAAATATTGCTAATTTTTTAGTAGCTGCTGCATTTTTTAATCTATCTGCTGATATATCATCTTCTGAATCTACAATTGCCTCTTTAGCTACTTTAATTAATTCCTCAACTGCTTTTTGCCCAGCTTGGATTATACTCAGTTTGGTCTTTTTTACATTCATATTTAATAACAATATCATTAGATTTCATACAATACAATCTTTCATTATCTATTATAAACTCCCATTCACTATTAGGAGTGAACCCCACAACGTCTCCAGGATTGATTTCAAGTGCTTTTAAGGAGCTATTGCCATATTTAAGTATACCAATATGCTTTTGCTCTTTTTCTAAGCTTGTATCGTCATTATTTAATAAAGGCTTAACAAAGCATCTATCCATAAAGGACTGCCA